AATACCTTTCTTACAACAAGGGTATTAGCTAAAGGATATTTCATCATGTTATATATAATATTCTGAGCTGTTGTAGTCGATTTCTTTGAACCTCTAGAGCCTTTACAAACTCTATAACGCCCTTTAAAGTTCCAAAATGTTTTATATCCTTTTCCTATCTTCTCAGGTAAGCTAATCCTCAAGCTCTTGCTCATCACAAAACACCACCTGTTGTTGTACATTAGCCTCTACTTTATCGGTCCACATTGAATATCTTTTACCTATTAACTCTGCTGCTTTAATTCGCTCTTTTTCATCTGGGGCCTTATCAATACGTCTTGCTTCCGAACATCCATCACCACATCCTTCAACTACTACTATCTCTGATAATGTTTGTCCACGCATTACGGCTGTTAGATACTCCATAACTTCTTTGGCATCTGCTATTCTGTCTGAGGATATTTGTTCTAGTCGCTCTTCTATATACTTTTTTATATAAGGTTTTTTTAGGTTTTCATCTCCAATTACACCCGCTGTTTTTTTACTATACCCAGCTTTAATAGCTGATTCAGTGGCGTTGCCAGTCTGAATATAGTAATCTGCAAATGCCTTTTGTTTTAATGTTAGCTTCACAACGCCACCTTCCTTCTAATAATTTGTGATAATTAGTTCTGCATACTCTTTTCTAGCCTTTTGCTCTTTTGATACTGAGTAAGCTACTTTTACTTCTTCAACATTAAAATCCTTATACCATTCTCTTACTTGAGGATGGTCATTTATTGTTACCATGAATTTACCTTTTATCTGAGATAGTGTATCTCTTAATAAAAGATGTTCTCTTTCACCAAACGCATTCCCATAACCTGCAGTCTCAAAATAAGGTGGATCACAAAAGAAAAAGCTGTGGGGTCTATCATATCTTTTAATAATATCCTCAAAACTTTTATTCTCAACATATGTATTTCGAAGTCTTTCTTTAATGTCACTTAATACACCTTGATAGAATATGTGTGGTGCTGGCTCTTTATTTGTGCCGTAACCATATGTACTCCCTTTTCCTGCAAAGCTTTGTGAAATAAGGTATAAAAAACGCACTGCCCTTTGAATTTCTGTAAGATACTCAACAGTACAGTGCTTATATTCTTCAAACATATCTCGTCCTGAAAACTCATACTCTAATACACGCTCTATTTCAGGCGCATGGTATTTAATCATACGGAACATATTGATAAGTTCTTTATCGATGTCATTGATTACTTCTACCTTGCTAGGCGCTTTCCCAAAATAAACCCAGCCTGCACCAAAGAATGGCTCTACATAACAAGTATGTTCTGGTATTCTTTCTAAAATAGTTTTTCTTAATCTCGACTTTCCACCCATACGTGGAATTGGTGGTTTTAACATTTTTTATTTCCTCCATAAAACAGATTGATTTGGGTTAATACATAATGTACACACCTGTTTTAGTGAAAATAAAAAAGCACCATGGACCACAAATTCTGCGGGCGATGATGCTTGTCCTTCCGGTTATGAAAGACCGATTTACCATTCGTGCCATCCAAGACACAATATAATTATATCATAGTTTAGTCAACAATGTGCGACATAAATGCGACATCGTTTTTTAGAGACAACTTTTCCATTTCCTGTAAATACCTATAGATTGGTAACTCATTATTGTACTGCTCTTGATATAATATGCCTGCCATCTTTCTTAAGCCTTTGTTAGCTAGTCTTTGACACTGACGTTTACTATAGGGTACACATGTTTCTATTTCACCCCATGCTATCCCTCTTATGTATCTCATAGTAATAATTTCTCTTTGAATACTATCTAACTGTTCTAGTGCATAATCCACATTATTTATACCTTTAACAAGCTCCTGTAATTCTTTTCTTTCACCAACTTCATGTATGACTACACTTTCTACACTCGAATGTATCTGATTAGTTGGTGTAGAAGGTCGAATTGATGTGTAATTCATAGACTTTACATCATAGTTCATATGTGGCGTATTTATTATCTTAGCTGCCCTTGCTTTCATAAAGTTGTAACTCTCTAATATAGCAATAATCTTTTTTATAGACTTACTCTCCACTTCAACACCTCCTATTTTATGTCTTGACTTAATCTAAATAACTTTCCTGTACAAACATTTCCATGTCTTTTGCCGTGCTTCTAATAAATTTAATCACTTCATTCTTTTGATCATAGGCTATATCTTGCCATCTACTCGCATTAAAATGCGCCAATGTCATTTGCTTCAATACTTCTGCATCGCCTTCACATACGGCATAAGAATGAATAATATGATTTAAGTCCAATTTTGTTTTATGTGATAATCTATGGTTCTCCTTACCTTGTCTTACCATTTCAGCAACTTCTTCCCTAATTTCACTTTTTAAGGCTTCAAAATCACCTTTTACATTTGTAATAAGGTCTTGTATATATACAACTGATAGTTCCTTAACCTTGAAATAGGCTTCTTCTAAATAATCAAATTGTTCCCATGCTTTATCTGTATCTAGGATTTTACAATGGCGACTTGCTCCTCGTTCTGTCCAAAGGTAGAGTTTGTTAACTGTCTTAGCAACTACGCTCCCAGCGTATTCGTCCTTAAATTCCTTTAACTCATTTCCTTGTAAGAGTATGTAGTGTTTATCTCTTTCAAACTTATCTAGATTCCTATTGAAGTTTTCTGTTATTCTTCTAGGCTCTGTTCCATAAACACTTGCTAACATTTCTGTTGTAATTACTGTTTGCCCATTAAATACTACTGGTATATTTAGACTTTCTTTTGTAACTAACGGATTCTTTGTCATTGTTGTCTTCCTCCTAAAAGTTAATTTTATTTCATGTATAATTTCCTAATTTCTAACCACACTATTATTGGATTCGGTAACATAATTTGCTCTACACCCCGCATGATTTATTTATCTAGAATAGCTTAAGCTTGTCTTCCTCTTGGGCTATTCTATACATATTTCACAAGCAAATTTTATTGATTATAACATCATATCAGCATATACTATTTAAGTGGATAGGTGTCTCGCTTCCAATTGACTTACCTATCTAAATACTCCTTATTAGAATAGAATTTGATTAGTCCTAAACTCCTTTCCCTAATAAGGAGTATTTTTTTGTTAAAAATCGATTTTATTTTTGAATATACTTAGATTATTTGATGCATAATAATTAATGGATCTTGTGCTACATGTGACTTATATCCTTTGTCGATTCCGTCTTACAGAGCAGCCTATTTTTTCCTTGTAGGCTACTCTATACATATAAAAAATCAATTTTTATTAGGTTAACGCCATATAACTTCCAAAATATCATCCCCTTCAACTTCAAACTCTGGATTATAATCTTTCAATACCTTTTCCATCTTTTCTTGATCTATATATAATATCCACTCTTCCTGTTCATCATCGAAATGCATATACATTCTATTATGTATAGTACGCTTTAATTTCTCAAATTGCTTAGCTTTATCTCTTAACTCTTCAAAATCATTGATGCTGATTGTTACTGTTCCGTCCATTCTCGTCATCCTCCCAAAAACATTTTTTATTGAATCATGTGTTTAATTATTTTATAATTACTAGTAGATAGGCTTCACTCCTAAATGATTAGCCTATCTAATTAAATACTCCTTGGCGATTATAAAATTAAATCAAGTTCCCGCGTTGTATCATTATACATATCTGCCAAGGTGTATTTTTTTTTGCTCAAAAACATTTTTTATTTAATTTCGTATATCCTGTTACATTCAAATTCAAGTTCTAAATGCTTTATTTCAATAAGATTTAAATATCTTACTGTGTAGTAAATCGTATATAATACTGCATCTAATTTACTCATGTAACGTCTACAAATTTCTCCTATTTCCTTTGCTACAAGTTCCCAGCATTCAACTTCTACTTTGATTGGCTTCTCCATCACCTGTACCTCTTAGAATTTTAGTTCCCTCAATAAAATGGTCAAAACATTTCTATTGATTAGTAAAAATATTTACTTTATACTAATTATTAGATAGGACTCCTTTTTTAAATCGTCATACCTATCTATAAAATATACCTTGGCTATCATAAAGTAAAAAATCCACCTTCCATGGCTGTTACTTATTTCTCTGCCAAGGGGTATTTTTTTACCCAAAAACTAATTTTATGGCAGTCTCTTTGTTATACACTAGTTTAACTTACTAACTTTCTGTATAAATTTTAAGTTATAAAAAATGATTGCTTTTCATTAATAATTATTATAAAATAATTATTAATATTATACAAAAATACTATAAATAATATTAAGGAGATCAAAATATGGATACATTTAAAACACTAAGTAAATATGTACATATTCTGTACTACATTACAGCACTTGTTGTTTTCGTAGACTTTATACTGATGATGATTGCACCTAATTTTCAAATAGGAATTGCAGGTACAGCTGCTGTATTAGGTTCAATATTAGGATTAGCATCTATTTTTCTTGCGATTAAAGAAAAATCTTTCCTTAAACTCATAATAGATCTTATTATTCCTGTTGGCCTTTTCCTTATCTTCTTATTTGGACCAGGAATTTAGTAGTACTTAAATTTTAAATATATTTGTATTAGAGTAGCATATTAAAGTTATGCTACTCTTTTATTACTTAAAACAAAACTAGTAGTAACCTACCTTAATAGCAGAGTATATAATTCTTTATCTTTAATCTAATGTTAAAAAACTATTTTATTACATCATATTTAATAAGTATTTCTTCAACCTTACTCGCCTTATATTCTTCTGCTAGACTAGAACACATGATAATTGCTATTGTTTCAATACACTCTTTATGCACCCCTATGTATAATCCTTCTAAACTATCTTTGTTTATTTGCAACTTCTTCACTTCTTTCTTTTTGCAAACGTGTTCGTCATAGTATACTTCTCCACAATTACTACACTTCATTTTCATCTTCGTAATCCTTTCAAAAACTCATTTTATTTATCTTACTCCTATCTAACTAGTTTTTACATATTTTTTTTAGTATTGCTAATCCTTATAATAAAAGACTATCTGATATGAGGTGTATTATGAAAAAATATTCTTTTGCTAAATTTATGTTAATTATAGTTATTCTTTCTATTCCCTTATACTTAATGGCTTCTGCATTGAATACCACTAAGGACTTAAATAATTTTTATGAAGAAATTGTCAATATTCAAAATCAACTTAATGGACTTTCTCAATCACTATATATCGCTGATCAAAAAGGAGAATCATCAACATCACTACGGCAAAGTTTATCTGTCTATAATGCAAAAATAAAAAATCTTAATTTAAAAATATTTGATTATGCAGCAAATAATGATATTTCTTCTATTAATAAAATTCGTTTAGAGACTCTTATTATAGCTATTGAATTACTTAATGACTTGAATCTTATCTTAAATGAACTTTCGATAAATAAAGATTATGAAATAGAATATAAATTATTTAAATCTTTCTTTTCTACTAATGAATTATTAACTCAAAGTCTATCAGCATTCCCTCTCTAATTAACTTGCATAAGAAATGTATCTATTTCTTATGCAAGTTTTATTTTATTCACCTAGATGAATTATCAAAAAACTATTTTATTACTTTATACTCCAAAAGCACTCGTTCAACTTGTGCTGCTTTATCTTCTTCTGCTAAACTTGAACACATGATACTAGCTATTGTTTCAATACACTCTTTGTATAAATAACTTTCATATAATTCCTCTATCCCTGCATAGTTGATTTCCATAGTCTCACCCTTTCCAAAGAACTATTTCATTGACTAAAACCCTGCATCATCCGATACTTCTATTTCTAAGGGTACTAATACTAAAAAGCTTCCTTCAGCATCTATTGAACAAGAAATATCATCTGTACTTACATGATAGTGCTCTTCAGTCAATGTATTATATAAACTAGCTATGCGAACTTCTGTGTCTTCTGGCACATCTGCTATAAACTCTCTTAATTCTCCAACTGTCAATTTAGCCATCTTATCACCTTCCAAAAGAATTATTTTATTTCTTGTAAAGCAATTTTTCATTCACATACCACTCATTATTTTCAACATAGAATTGCTCGTCTGATTTCACAGTTACAACTACTTCTACGCTAGGTATTCTTACTATGTTACAACTGGCCATAAAATGATTAAACTCTATGCAAGCGAGGTAAGCGGTTAATAACTGAGTATATTTCCATACTTCCTTATTAATGAGATAATTACTCCAAGACATTCATTGTTTTGGAGTCTTTTACTCTAACTCTATTTGAAATAAGGAGGTACTCT